GGGCGACTACGCTGAACAGGACGCAGCCCTAACCTTGAAGCTGTGGCATCACCTTAAAGCGCTCATGCGCAGTGACGAGGTGGAATCCATCTTCAAGCTGGAGACCGAGGTGCTGCCGGTGCTGGTAGACATTACCTTGAAGGGCATCAACTTCGACCGCGCCAAGTGCGAGCAGCATATGGCTGAGATGCGCAAGAAGGAAGCTGAAATCCTGAAGTATCTGAAGAGCCAGGCCGGCGTGCAGGTGGATATCTGGGCAGCGCAGTCCATCGCCGCTGCGTTCGACCGCCTGGCCATCCCCTATCCCAAGACCGCTGCCGGCGCTCCGAGCTTTACAAAGAGCTTCCTGGACACGCATGAGCACCCCATGGCTAAGATGATTTTGGAGGCCCGTGAGCTGAACAAGACCCACGGTACATTCCTGGAGCCCTACTTGCGCCACAGCGCCAAGGACGGGCGCATCCATACCCACTTCAACCAGATGCGCAACGAGGATGGCGGCACGGTCACCGGACGCCTCTCAGCCAGCAACCCCAACCTGCAGCAAGTGCCCGCCAGGCACGAAGTGATCGGCCCCATGGTGCGCGGCCTCTTCTTGCCGGAGGAGGGCGACCTTTGGGCGGCAAACGACTTCTCCTCGCAAGAACCGCGATTGCTGGTCCACTATGCCACATTGCTGGACCTGCCTGGTGCCGAGAAGATGGCCAGAGCATATAGGGAAAACCCCGATACCGACTTCCACCAGATGGTCGCCGACCTGGCCGGCATCAAGCGCAAGGCCGCCAAGACCATCGGCCTGGGCCTGATGTACGGCATGGGCAAAGCCAAGCTGGCCAACAGCCTGGAGCTGCCCCTGGATGAGGCCAGCGAGCTCATCGCCACCTTCCACAGCAAGGTTCCCTTCCTCAAAGGCACCGTGGACGCTGTCATGAAGCGCATCGAGCACCCGGCTTCTGGTGGCTCCATCCGCACCCTCCTAGGCCGCAAGTGCCGCTTCCCGCTTTGGGAGCCCGTGGAATGGGGCGTGAACAAGGCGCTGCCGCGCGAGCAGGCCATCATTGAATACGGCTCACGGATCAAGCGTGCGGGCACCTACAAGGGCCTGAACCGCCTGATCCAGGGGTCAGCCGCAGACCAGACCAAGGCAGGCATGGTGGCCCTGCACAAGGCCGGCTTTAACCTGCTGCTGCAGGTGCACGACGAAATCGCCCTCTCAGTCAAGAACAAAGACGAGGCGCGCGAGGCTGCCGACATCATGGCCAACGCCGTGAGCCTGGAAGTCCCCTCCCGCGTTGACGTTGAGGTTGGCACAAGCTGGGGGAGCGCTGCATAATATCTCTGGGGTAAGCAGTTGCCTTAGAGGGACTTTGGCCAGGACGCGATCCTGGCCGCTTTTTCCGCAGAAAGGAGAATACATGACACGAAGAAAAGCAGACATACCACGAGTGGTTCCGGCGTACCCGGAGCCCTACATACGCAAGAAGCGCAAACGTGGCCGCCCCAAGAAGAACGGTCGACCGAAACTGAACGTACATCAGGAGACCCGGGCCTCACCTTCCAAGCGCACTGGATCACGCTTCAAGGCTGTATCTGCCCCTGAGGACGTGTACTTCATGCTTAGCGAGATGGCCCTGTTCTACAAGCAAAGCAAAAGCGAGGTTCTGAGAAACCTCATCAGGCCCGCATTCGAAAAAGCGTACCAAGAGTCCCTAACCCTGCAGCGCATTGCAGCCAACAAACAAAAGGCACAAGATGAAATATCAGACCGAGATGACGTTCCCCGTCGAACTCACTTTTGAAATACTAGACCCCATGGTGGTCGAGGAAGTTGAACTGCCCGCGCAACTGGACATCACCAAGGTCTTGCTGACCATCGTGGGCCCCAGCGGAAAGCCTCGCCAGGTCGATATCACCAAAACCCTGTCCGAAGAGCAGACGTTCCTGCTGGAAGACGAAATCGTGGAGCACTTCACCCGTGAAAATCCTTCGCTTTGAACGCGCCGACGAGGCAGTGGCCTGGGCCAAAAAGATCATCGGAATCGACGGCCTGACAGGCAACGTCGCGGCCATCAGCCTGGTCGACGACAACAACGAGTTCGTGGCCGTCACCGTGTTCTCCGCCTGGACCAGCACCAACATCGACATGCATATCGCAGCGCGGCCCAAGAGCCACTGGCTGTCGCGCAGCTACTTCAACGCCTCCTTTGAACTGCCGTTCAGAGTGCTTGAAGTACCACGGGTCACGGGCCTCATCCGTGCCGAAAACCTTAACGCCCAGCGCTTTGTATCGCGCCTGGGATTTATCTACGAGGGACGCATGCGCAAAGCATTCCCAGATGGCGAGGACCTTGTCCTCTACGGCCTGCTGCGCGAAGAGTACCTAAAACATCCATGGAGTAAAAATGCGGACATCGGACTTCCTACGCTATTTGGCGGACTTCCCGACACACAAGGAAATCGCGCCAAGGTTACTGGACGCGGCTCAAACCCTTGAAGACCAGCGACTCTGGCGTGAAGCCTGGCTTCGTGCAGAAAAAAGAGTTGAGGAGTTGACAAGTGAATTGGACCTGCTAAGATCAAGGCCCACCAACAGAAAGGAGAAAGAGCGTGAAGACTGAACTTACCAAGTACCCCTGGCCATTCCCTCAGTGGAATGGTGAGCGCTTTGTGATGCCAATGGAGCTGGCACCTGAGGATGTCCAGAATGCCCCCGAGCGCGATCCGCTTGAGGATGTTGAGGAGGCACCCTTCTGATGTTAGTCAAAGACGACACCACAGGCTGCATGCGCATCTGCCCACGGCCCACGCAGATTCGGTACATCGACACCGGCAAGGTGAAGATTGGATGCGCGTACATCCCCAAACCCACACCCATGACCAACGAGTCCATCCGAATCCAGGCAGCCTTGCTTGGGCAGCCGCAGCCCGCACTGCTGTCCATCGCTGGCATGGCTTACTGCACCCTAGTAGCAGTTGCCGTTGTTTTCCTGTTCGCTGTAGTACTGAAATGAGAAAGCGCAGCAAGTACCGCCCCCGCGCGATCCTTCAAAGCCCCCTGGACTTCGTGCTGTCAGGCCTAAAACCTGTGCGCGATCTGCCAGGCATCTACCTGAGCGTTCAGATCAAGAACCGCCAGGCATTGGAGCAATTACGCAAGGGTGACGCTACTAAGCAAGACATCGACATGCTCATTGGAGCCATCAACATATCCGAGGCACTTGCCACGAACGGCTTAGGCTCTGACTGGTTGAAGGAAATCAACGAGGCCCAGAACGCGCTGCTGGAGTTGGCGCGCAAGGGCGTCGAAAGGAACATGCGGTTCATCATGACAGCTAAACAATGGGAGGCCCTGAAGCTGGTGATGGACGTGCATGAGGAGCAGTTGGCTAACGCCACTGTATATGACATCGAAAAGGCGCATGACTTCGTCCAGCACGTTCTTCGTCAGGGCAAAGCACATGCAATCATTGAAACTAGAAAGGCAAAAGCATGACCACCGTTACCGACAAAATCCGAGCGCACTTCCGCAAACACCCAACTGCTGACGTCAAGAAGGCAGCCGCTAAGTTCAACCAACCCGTCTCGCGCATCTACAAGCTGCGTGCTGAAGTGCGTGACCCCAACGCGGCCGAAACCCCCAAGACCACACGTAAGCGCCGCCCGCGCAAGATTGTGCTCACGACCAGTCAGGTCATGATTGCCAAGAAGCTGGGCATCCCTCTGGACCGCTACGCCCAGGAGCTGCGCAAACTCAAAGGCAAGAAGTGGATGCCGCCTGAGCCGCTGCCCGTGCCTGAGCCTGCCACCTGGACCGCAACGCAAGAGGGTGGCAACATTGTAGCCACGCTCAACCAGCGCGCGGTGGACTACGGCAAGTTCAAGGACGGCGCTGCGCTGATGCAGGGCATCAAACGACTGCTCGCGGACCACGCACAAAAGCACGGCAAGACGTTCACCGACGACCAGTGGGAAGCCCTGGAGATGATCGTCCACAAGATGGCCCGTATCGTCAACGGCAACCCCGACAAGGTCGACCACTGGGTGGACATCGCCGGCTACGCCAAGCTGGTGGCTGACCGCCTGGAAGGGGTCGAGCGATGAGCGAACTATTTCCCTTCTTGCTTGGGGCATGGGTGGTCTGTGCCTGGTTCACGCACGTCATCACCTGCCTCCAGACCGCCTCCTGGGGCTTCTTGATCGCCGGAGCCATCTTCTTCCCCGTGGGCTGCGTACATGGGACAGGCATCTGGTTCGGGGTGTTCTGATGAAGTTCAAAAACATCAGGACTATCTTCGGGGACGGAGCCAGGTCCATGTACCTGGAAGACGTCCTGAAGAACGCCTTGAAAAGCCATCCAAAGGAGCTTCAGAAGAGCCGGGGGACTCACGTCCTCGCGGCAATGACCAGGCACCCCCAGGATGACAATGCCATCATCTCGATCAAGGTCGTTGACCCCGTACGGACTGGCCAGGACGGCAGCTCACGGCTCCAGGTCATGTTCATAGGCTCACGCTTTCCACAAGGCACGCCAACGCAAATTGATCCCGAGTACATATCCCTGCGCGTGGACATCCCCTTGCAC